TGAATTAGTACCATATTATATGAACTTCCAAAACATTAGAATGATAGAAGAGATATTAGTTGGTAAACAAAGATTAAGATTTAACAGACATCTAAATCAATTACATGTAGATATGGATTGGAATAGATTCAATACAGGCGACTACATAGTATGTAAAGCATACAGAGTTATAGATCCAGACACATATACTGATGTTTGGAAAGACAGATGGTTATTAAGATATGCAGCATGTTTGATCAAACTACAATGGGGATCAAACTTGACAAAATTTGAAGGGATGCAATTACCTGGAGGGGTTCAGTTTAATGGGGCAAAACTATATGATGATGCTTTTGCTGAGAGACAGCAGCTGGAAGAAGAGATCCAAAGCAACTATGTATATCCGCCTGAAGATATGGTGGGCTAATAAATGGCACAACAAAATGTATTTTTCAACAACTTTGCCAGCAGTCAAGAGCAGAGGTTAATAGAAGACCTTACTATAGAGTCTATTGGCATCTATGGTGTTGAAGCATATTATCTACCTAAGACATATGGTGATTATGATTATCTATATGGTGAAGATGATATAGCAACTTTCTCAGATTACTACACAGTACCAATGTATATCAACAGTGTTGAAGGATTTGGTGGTGAAGGAGACTTCTTAAGTAAGTTTGGTGTAGAACAAAGAGATACTATGACAATGTCTGTTGCAAGACTATCATTTGAAGAAGAAGTTGGATCCGAAGACAAAGCAAATATTATTAGACCTAGAGAAGGTGATGTAATATATTTCCCACTTAACAAAAAACTTTATACAATTAGTTTTGTAGAACATGAACCAGTGTTCTATCAAATGGGTGCTTTACAATTCTATGAACTAAGATTAGAGATGTTCGAATACTCTAATGAAAGACTTTCTACTGGTATACATGAGATTGATAAGTTAGAAGCTACAAGATCAATGGACATTCATATGAAGTCTATGTTAGTAATGGAGACAGGAGATCCACCACTACCTATTCATATAGAGACTGGTCATAGAATTATGTTAGATGGATTTACAGAATTAGATCAAGATGATGTAACAGATAGTGAGAATACATTCTTTGAGACAGGAGCAGATAACTTTATAGACTTTAGTGACGCAGATCCGTTTAGTGAAGGTGGGAACTTCTAATGTTTGGACATAAGTTTTACCATCAGGCTATAAGAAAGTATATCATTTTATTTGGTACTATCTTTAATGATATTCATATAGAAAGACGAAATAGTAATAACAATGTTATACAAACTATTAAGTGTCCACTAACTTATGCACCTAGAGAAAAAGTAACAGCAAGGTTAGAACAAAACCCAGCAATAACAGAACAACAATCAATACTATTACCTAGACTATCTTTTGAATGGACTAACATGATGTATGATCCAAGTAGAAAGTTAAACACAATGAACAAATGGAGAAATGATCCAGGTGATGCAGCTACTGGTGGTAAGATGAAATTTCAATTCCAACCAGTACCATATGATCTAATGTTTGATTTCAATATCTATACTAGATATGCAGAAGATGCAACACAAATACTAGAACAAATATCTCCTTTCTTTACACCAGAATTTACAGCTTCAATTAGCCTAATACCAGAAATGGGCACTAAAGTTGATATACCAATTATATTAGAATCAATGTCTTCACAAGATGTATATGAAGGAGACTTTGAAACTAGAAGAGCTTTGATATGGAATCTAGGATTTAGAATGAAGTCATATCTGTTTGGACCTATTAGAGAGTCAGCAGCTATACGTAAGTCTAATACCAATTTTTACACTACTCATGCCAATGGAGCATTTGGAAATACACCAGCAACAGCTGTAAAAATACAGCCAGGATTGCTTGCAAACGGTAGTCCAACTACTAATGCAGCAGCATCAATCTCTGCAAATAGTATAAATAGTAGTGATAACTTTGGAACAGTTATAGATTTTGAGGATTACTTTGATGGCGAATCATGATGATAAAATAGCAGAAACTTTAGACTTAACTCCTGTTGATAATAAAACAGAAGTAGTAAAAGTAGAACCTGCAGAAGATCAAAAGTTAGAAAACGACTTTCAATATGCTAGAGAGAACTTATATAACATTATTGAAAGAGGTACTGACGCACTTAATGGTATAGTAGATTTAGCTAACCAATCACAACACCCAAGATCATTTGAAGTAGTAGCTGACTTAGTTAGAACATTATCTGGAGCAAACAAAGACTTATTAGATATACAGAAAAAAATGAGAGACTTAGATCCAGACAAACATAAACCACAAAAAGTAGAAAATAATTTATTCATAGGTTCTACAAAAGAACTTACAGATTTATTAGAAGGTGGTGCAAGAAAGATACCAACAAAAAAGAAAAAAGATGTCGACAGTTAATCATTACTTAGGTAATCCGAAGCTAAAAAAAGCAAATATTCAAATAGATTTCTCACAAGAAGAGATCCAAGAAGTTGTTAGATGTAGTAAGGATATAGTATACTTTTGTGAAACATATCAAAAAATCATAAGCATTGACGAAGGTCTAATGCCTTTTGAACCATATGAATATCAAAAAGAGATAATGCATTCTGTTAATGAAAACAGATTTGTTATCTGTAAGATGCCTAGACAGACTGGTAAAACAACTACAATGGTAGCTGTTATGTTGCATTATGCATTATTCAATCCAGACTTTAACATTGCTATACTTGCTAACAAAGCTGCAACAGCTAGAGAAATATTAGGAAGATTACAATTAGCTTATGAAAACTTACCATGGTTCTTACAACAAGGTATAGTTGAATGGAACAAAGGTAGTATTATACTTGAGAATGGTTCAAAGATATTTGCTTCATCTACATCAGCATCAGCTATCAGGGGTATGTCTATTAACTTAGTATACTTAGATGAGTTTGCATTCGTACCTTCAACAGTACAAGATGAATTCTTTAGCTCTGTATATCCTACAATATCATCTGGTAGATCATCAAGAGTATTGATTACATCTACACCTAATGGTATGAATATGTTTTATAAGCTATGGCATGATGCAGAAAAAGGTTTCAATGACTATGCTACAGTAAGTGTTAACTGGTGGGATGTACCAGGAAGAGATGAAGAATGGAAAGCACAAACTATAAGAAACACATCAGAGAAACAATTTGCAGTAGAGTTTGAATGTGAATTCTTAGGATCCAGTGATACATTAATAGATGCTCATAAGTTAAGACATCTAGTATTTGAGAATCCATTAGAGCATAACGAAAATTTAAAGATATTTGAAAAGCCTATCCCAGAGCATATCTATACTTTGACAGCAGATACGAGTAGAGGAGTAGGTAATGATTATAGTGCATTTGTAATATTTGATGTTACTCAAGTACCATATAAAGTAGTGGCAACTTATAGAAGTAATACAATAGCACCTGTACTGTATCCAAAAGCTATATATAATGCAGCAAGAGCATATAATAATGCACAAGTATTAATCGAGATAAATGATATAGGTCAGCAAGTAGCTGATATATTACATAACGATTTAGAATATGAATCCATCATATCTGCACAGTGGAAAGGTCGTGCTGGTCAGATAGTAGGTGGTGGATTTGGTGGTGGCGATAGTCAACTTGGTATAAGAACCACACCTGCAATGAAAAGAGTAGGTTGTGCAATGTTGAAAACTATTGTCGAAAATGATAGAATGATAATAAATGATTTTGATATTTTATCTGAACTTACTACATTTGTAGCTAATAAAAGAGGTACAAACTTTGAAGCAGAGCAAGGTCAAAATGATGACTTAGCTATGTGTTTGGTATTTTTTGCTTGGTTAACTAATCAATCATACTTCAAAGAACTAACAGATATAGATATTAGAAAGAACTTATATGAATTAAACCAACAAGCCATAGAAGATCAACTCGTACCATTTGGTATAATAGATGATGGTAATGTAGATGATGAATGGCAAGAAGACGACGAGTTTAAAGGTGGAAAGAGAGTTACTGTAGAAGGATGGGACTTCGAGAAAGAATCTCTGTTCTAAGATCCAGTGTTTATAAATATACACAGAGCTTTATAATCTACCGAAAATTAAAGGAGAATTGAAATGGCATTTCAGGTCAGTCCAGGCGTAAATGTATCAGAAGTTGACTTAAGTACAGTTGTACCAGCAGTTTCTACTACAGAAGGCGCATTAGCAGGGGTTTTTAAATGGGGACCTGTGGATTCTCGTGTCCTAGTTGACAGCGAGGAGACATTAGTATCTCGTTTTCAAAAACCTGATGGGTCACTAAACCCAGAAACATTTTTTACCGCTGCTAACTTTTTAGCATACGGTAATAAACTATTCGTGAACAGAGTTATTGACTCTAACGCTAAGAACGCTGTTTCAAACGGCAGTTCTGCAGCAGTAGTTGTTAAGAACGAAGATTTCATTGACAGTGTTTCCTTAACAAGTAATGACCACTTTGTAGCTAGATATCCAGGAGTACTTGGAAACAGCCTACAAGTTTCAGTATGTAAGTCAGCAAATGATTACCTAGAAAGCTCAACTGGTACTTTAACCATTGCAGCAGGTAATAACATTGCAACAACTTCACAGAACGAAACAACATCTGGTGGTACTTCACTTGTACAAGTTGGAGACAAAATTAAATTTGGTAACTCTACAGTAGGAATATTCTACTTAGAAGTTGAAGCAGCTAATACTACAACATTTACATTCAAAGAAAACTACACAGGAGCTGTTAATTTAACTACAGTTGCTTTTGATAGATATTGGAAATACTATGATTTAGTTAGAGCAGCACCAGGAACATCTACTTACACATTAGGTAAAGGTGGAGCTGGAGACGAACTTCACGTAGTAGTTGCAGACGAAGATGGAGACATCACAGGAACAAAAGGAACAGTTTTAGAATTATATGAAGGTGTTTCAAGAGCAACAGACGCAAAAACAGAATCAGGTGAAACAAATTACTTTATTGATGTTATTAAACAAAGATCATCTTGGATCTATGCTAAAGGAGCAACTAACTTAGTTACAACTAACACAGCTGTAAACATGGCTGCATTAACAACAGACAATGCAACCTATGATTCACTTAAGTTAGGAGTTGATACAGCAGCAGAAGGAAGCATGAGCTTAGCAGATATTTCTGCAGGTTATGATAACTTTAGTTCAGCAGAAGATGTTGACATAAGTTTAATCATGCAAGGTAAAGCATTAGGCGGAACAAATGACGCAGGTCTTGCAAAATATATCATAGATAATATCTGTGAGAAAAGAAAAGACTGTGTATTATTTGCTTCACCATCTTACGCAGATGTAGTTAATAACATAGGTGGAGAAGTTGATGACATTATAGCATATAGAAATGCATTAACAAATTCATCTTACGCATTCATAGATAGCGGATACAAGTATGCATACGACAAATATAATGATGTATACCGATATGTTCCTTTAAATGGTGATATTGCTGGTCTAGCAGTAAGATCAGATGAACTAAGAGACGCATGGTTCTCACCAGCAGGATACAATAGAGGTGGACTAAAAAATGTAGTCAAACTTCCATTTAATCCTAAGAAAGCTGATAGAGACCTTTTATATCAATCAGATATTAACCCAGTAGTTACATTCCCAGGACAAGGTACAATCTTGTTTGGTGATAAAACAGTATTAGGTAAACCATCTGCATTTGATAGAATAAATGTAAGAAGATTATTCATTGTCTTAGAAAAAGCAATATCAACAGCAGCTAAATTCACATTGTTTGAATTTAATGACGCTTTCACAAGATCACAGTTTAAGAATTTGGTTGAGCCATTCTTAAGAGATGTTCAAGGAAGAAGAGGTATTCAAGACTTCAGAGTTGTATGTGACGAAACAAACAACACAGGTGAAGTTATTGATAGAAACGAATTTGTAGGAGACATCTACATTAAACCATCTAAGAGTATTAACTTTATACAGTTAAACTTTGTAGCGGTTAGAAGTGGTGTAGAATTCTCTGAGATTGTTGGACAATTTTAATAAATAGGAATAGGAGAGAACAATGGCATTTAACATTAATGAAATTAGGTCCCAGTTAGCACTAGGTGGTGCAAGACCTACTCTATTCCAAGTTAATATTCAAAACCCAGCAAATGCAGCAGGTGACTTGAAGACACCATTTTTGGTAAGAGCTTCACAGGTACCTGCTTCTACATTAGGTTTTATTGAAATACCATACTTCGGAAGAAAAGTCAAAATAGCTGGAGACAGAACATTTGCAGAGTGGAACGTAACAGTCATGAATGATGAAGACTTCTTAATCAGAAACGCAATGGAAGAGTGGATGCAAACTATCAACTCACATCTAGGAAACATAAGAGGTTTTGGATCAGCAGCAGATTTAGAATATAAATCAAGTGCACAAGTTATTCAATATAGTAAAACAGGTGTACCAATCAGAGAATATACCTTCAATGGTATCTTCCCAGTTAACATAACTGAGATGGAAGTTGATTGGAACGCTACTGATATTATTCAAGAATTCCAGGTAACATTCCAGTACGACTGGTGGGAAATATCTGGTGGTTCTACAGGAAACGCAGGCGGAAACTAGAAATAAAGGCAACTTAACCGTTGCCTTTATATCTTTATGGGGATATAATAGTATCCTTATAAATATATTATGAGGTAAACATGGCAGAACTATTCGGTTTCGAAATCAAAAGAAAAACCACAGACAATGATCTGGGTTCTTTCGTTCCAAAATCAGAAGACGACGGTGCAGTAGTAGTTGCTGAGGGTGGCGTATATGGTCAATATGTTGATCTAGAACATACTTCTAAGACAGAAGGAGAGCTAGTAACAAGATATAGAAAGATGGCTATGCAACCTGAATGCGAGAATGCTATTGATGATGTTGTTAATGAATCCATAGTTTACGATCCCGAATCACATACAGTCGAGTTAGACTTAGATCAAGTCCAAGTTTCAGATAGCATCAAGAAAAAAATACAAGAAGAGTTTCATGTTGTCAAAGATTTATTGGACTTTGAAAGACAATCTTATGAGATATTCAGACATTGGTATATTGACGGTAGATTATATTATCATGTTATCATTGATGAGGCAAACGTCCAAAATGGTATACAGGAACTAAGATATATTGATCCTAGAAGAATCCGAAAGGTAAGGCAAGTCAAAAAGAAAAATAAAGGACAAGGGCCAAATAGGATACAATTACAACAAACAAAACAAGAGTACTATCTATATAACGAGAAAGGCTTTAAAGGTGGGCCAGGAGTTGTTAATCCCGCTCAAGGTACTACACAAGGCTTAAAGATAGCTAAAGATAGTATATTACATTGCACATCTGGTTTGATGAGTGAAGATAATAAAATGGTATTATCTCATTTACATAAAGCAATTAAACCTTTAAACCAACTTAGAGTACTCGAAGACGCAACAGTCATCTATAGGATTTCAAGAGCACCAGAGAGAAGAATATTCTATATCGACGTTGGTAATCTACCAAAGATAAAGGCTGAACAATACTTAAGAGATATGATGGCCAAGCACAAGAATAGACTTGTGTATGATGCTACAACTGGTGAACTTAGAGACGATAGAAAGTTCATGACTATGTTAGAGGATTATTGGCTACCAAGAAGAGAAGGCGGGAAGGGTACTGAAATAACTACTCTTCCAGCTGGACAGAACCTTGGAGAGATGGACGACGTTCTATATTTCCAAAAGAAACTATACAGATCATTAAATGTTCCTGTTTCAAGATTAGAAGCAGAAACAGGTTTTGCTATAGGTAGAGCTTCAGAGATATCAAGAGATGAGATAAAGTTTCAGAAGTTTATAGCAAGAATAAGACTAAAGTTTTCAAGATTATTTGAAACAGCTTTAGAAAAACAATTAATTCTTAAAGGTATAATCACACCTGATGATTGGCCTACACTAAGAAGAGAAATGAGATATGACTTTGTTACAGATAGTCATTTCTCAGAACTTAAAGAACTTGAAATCTTCAGAGAAAAACTTGGAGCCGTCAATGACGTGGATCCATACTTAGGAAAATACTATAGTAGCCA